GCCAGCGTGTCATGGAGCTCAAGCGCACGACCGAGATGACGGTCAAGGAAATCGCGCTTGCGACAGACTATACCGAGCGTCATGTATATGACATCCTTGCCGGTGAGCGCGAGGATGATGGCCAGCTCGACCTGTTCGACCTCCTCTGACCTGAATTATCTCATCTAAGTGGCCGGGCCTCTTCGCGCGAAGAGGGGGCATGGCAGACACCCCCGAAATCACCGTCAATGGATATTCCGACCGCTACGTTGCAGCGGTCGCCCTGGTGCTCGATCGAGAGGGCGGCTTCGTCGACGATCCGCGTGATCGCGGCGGCACAACCAATTGGGGCATATCGCTGCGCTTCCTGAAGGGCGAAGGCGCATTCGACGCGGACGGTGACGGCATTGCCGATTTCGACCTTGATTTCGATGGCGACATTGACGGCCATGATATCCGCAAGCTGACGCGCGCGGATGCTGTCTGGCTCTACCATGAAAGCTTTTGGCTGCCGCTCGGCGCAGCCCGCTTCGCGCGCCCGCTCGGCGAGGCGATGTTCGACCAGGCGGTCAATGGCGGCCTGAAGGCAGCGCGCAAGCTGCTGCAAGAGGCGCTCAACGTCTGCTACCGGATCAACCCGCCCAACGGCCTTCCGCCGCTGGCGGTGGATGGCCAGGTCGGTCCCTCGACCCGCTGTGCCTATGACGCGGTGCTCCAATTTCCAGCGCTGGGCATGCCCGCACTGATCCGGGAATATCGCGCCGCCGCCGCGACACGCTACCGCGCCATTGTCGCCCGCCACCCCTCCCAGGCGCGTTTCCTGAACGGCTGGCTGCGCCGCGCCGAGCATCTGGGGAGGCCATAAGGATGTTCGGGATCAGTCCGCTTCGGCTGTTCGGGATCGGCCAGCTGCTCGTCATATTGGCGCTTGTCGGCTTCAATGCGTGGCAGCGCTCGACCATCAACGATCTGGAGGCCTGGCGCGACGGCGTGACCGGCGCCCTCTCCCACGCGGTCGATCAGCGCGACCAGGCGGGCCGGCTACTGCCGGTGAAGCCCGGTGACGCCGCAACCCATATCCTTGCCCTCGGCCGGTTCCGTACCGACGCGATCGCGGCCCAGGCCGAGGCGGCGGCCAGCGATGGCGCCCATGTCATCACCGTCGCGGGGCGGGACGCCGCAATCAATCGAAAGGCTTCCGATGACCATGAAGACCGAATCGCCGCAGCGCGTGCGGATGCTGACGCGCTCCGTGTCGCTCTTGCTGCTCGCCGCGCTCCCCATGGGGCTGCTGATGCTGGTCCTGACCGGCTGCGCGTCCCGGACGGCCGAGCCGCAGGTGATCAAGGTCTCGGCGCAGCGACGCCAGTGCCCGCCGTATCCGCTGCCGGCGGCGAACCTTATGCGCCACCCGGTCCGGACGGACTTCCTGCATCCGGCGGTGCCGTCTGCACCGAAATGAGCATAGCCGAGCGATTGCTGGCGACCGAGCAGGCGATCCAGCTGGATGATCTGGTCAGCGCGATCGAGGACCTTGCCGGGGTGCAGCGATGAGTTCGGCCGGTAATCGCGTGGAGGCCGCCGCAGCGGCGGTCTCCGGCCCTGTGATGATCAACGTCCTGGGTTATGATGTCCCAGCGCTGGCCGCGATCCTGTCGATCGCCGGCGTCATCCTCGCCAGCCTAATCGCGCCGCCGCCATCGCGGCAGCTGACCCGGATGCAGACGACCGCGCTGGTGGCGCTGCTCTGCATCCTCGTCCTCGGCCTGGTCATATCCGATCCGCACCGCAGCCTGCTCGTGTCGACCTGCTGGGCGATCGCGATCGGCTATGCCGGCCTGCCGATCATCCAGGCGATCCGCGACCGCATCTTTCCCCAGGTGGCCGATATTGCCGGCGCGCCGGGTCCGACCTCCACCGGAGACAGCGCCAGTGAATAGCCCTGACGTCCTCATCAGCCTGTTAATCCTAGCCGCGATCGCGATCGCGGCCGTGCTGGCGCGGCGGCAGGGTGCCGCCAATCCGGTCGGCACCGCCAAGCTGCAGGCCGATGTGACAAAGCTCGCGTCGCGCGTTGGCAAGATCGAAACGTCGATCACCGCCATGCGAGCCGACCTCGATGCCGCGCCGACCAAGGAAGATATCGCCCGGATCGAGGGCCAGATCGGAAAGGTCGGCGCCATCGGGGAGAAAACGGACCAGGCTGTAGTTCGCATCGAGCAGCTGCTGATGGATCGGGCGCTGCCCTCCATTTACGGGAGGCGGCGCGGATGAACCTCAACCATATCAACGATGCGCATGTCCGCCTGTCGATCCTGCGGCTCCTGTCGGGCGCCCTCGAATATTCGGCTAATGACAGCATCCTGACCCAGTCCGTCCAGCAGCTCGGCCTGCACTGCACCCGCGACCAGATGCGGGGCCATCTGGGCTGGCTGGAAGAGCAGCGCGCCGTCACGCTGGCGCGGCCGACCGACACCCTGATCGTCGCGGCCCTGACCGAGCGCGGCGCGGATCTGGCGTCTGGTCGATCGTCCATCCCAGGTGTGCAGAGACCCTCGCCCGGCGCGGGGATCTGATGGCCCGCCGCCCTCATCGACCGTCGAGCATTGATCGCCTCGATCCCGAGATCCGCACCCTCATCTCGCAGCTGCGGATCGACAAGGGCTGGACGATAGACGAGATCCGCGAGCGCCTCGTCGCCATGGGCCAGGACGTCTCGCGCTCGGCCCTCGGCCGCCATGTCCGCACGATCGCCGACATGGGCGCGGAGATCCGCGAGACCCAGATCTATGCCGAGGCGCTCGCCCGTGAGGCCGGCAACTCCAATCAGAGCCAGCTGCTCGACCTCAACGCGCAGTTCCTGCAGGCCAATATGTTCAAGCTCATGCTGGCGGAGAAGGACGGCGAGGGCGTGCAGCTCTCGCCCAAGGAAGCGAAGGAATTTTCCGAGGCACTCCGCAACCTCGCCCTGATGCGCAAGACCGAGATCGAGACGATCGAGAAGGCCGAAAAGCGCGCGTCCGAAAAGGCCACCAAAGAGGCCGCTGAGAAGGCCACCAAGGCCGCCCGGTCGAAGGGGCTCAGCAAGGATACGGTCGATGCGATCCGCTTCGCCGTCCTGGGCAGCGACACGTGAACAGCCATGGGAGCACTTATGACGCGTTGTTCGGATGAGCAGATCGCTGAAAACAAGCGGGCAACGGAGCGCGCACGCGCCGTACTGAGGCCGGGTGATCGGTTGCTGGTCAAGTGCTGCGGCGGGTCAAAGTCGACCGTCACCATGTTGGGATGGCAAGAGCCGCCGCTGGAGGACTGGATCTACTCCAAGTGCAGCGACGAGATTCACGCCATGCACATCGTGAAGGTCAACGGCGTTCGGATGACATTTGGCGACCCATCGGACAATGACGCGTGAGCGACATCGTCATCAAGGATCGGCGGTTCTGGCGCCGCAAGCCCGATGGCACCCTTGTGCCTCTTCAGGCACCCCGGTCGACCGGTCTTGCCAGCAAGACTTTTGCCAGCACCGGCAACAATCTTAAGAACCGCAAGGCGCGGAAATGAGCATCCTCGCCGACATCTCGGCCGAGGAACGCCAGCGCGATCGCGAGGCGGCGGAGGAGACCTTCCGGTCCCTGCCGCGCGGCGATCTGCTGCTCGGCTATCAGCGCCGGGTCGTCGACGAGCTCTTCTCCGGCGTGTCGCTGCTCGCGATCGACAAGTCGCGCCGCATCGGCCTCACCTGGGGCGTGGCGGCATTCGCCGCGCTGAAGGCGGCATCGTCGCTCGAAGCTGGCGGGCAGAATGTCTGGTACATGGGCTATGACAAGGACATGACCCTCGAATTTATCGAGGTCTGCGCGATGTGGGCGCGTGCCTTCGGCCTGGTCGCGGGCGAGCTCGAGGAGGAGGAAGTCCTCGACGAGGAGACCGGAAAGGGCGTCAAGGCTTTCTCGATCCGCTTCGCCTCCGGCTTTCGCGTTACCGCCCTGCCGTCCGTGCCGCGCGCGCTGCGCGGTAAGCAGGGCATCGTCATCATCGACGAGGCGGCGTTCCACAAGAACGTCAACGAGGTCATCAAGTCGGCCATGGCGCTCCTCATCTGGGGCGGCCAGGTCGTGGTCATCTCCACCCATGACGGCATCGGCAACGCCTTCAACCAGATGCTCGGCGAGCTCGATGCCGGCACGCGCAGCGGACGCCGCGTCACCATCACGTTCCGCGACGCCCTGGCCGACGGCCTTTATGAGCGCGTCGCCCTGGTGGCAGGGACCAAGGGCGTCGCACTGGCGCCCAGGGACGAATGGGTCGCCAATATCTATGCCTCCTATGGCGGGGATGCCGAGGAGGAGCTCGACTGCATTCCCAAGGTCGGTTCGGGCGCGCTGCTCTCGATCGAGGACATCGCGGCCTGCGAGCATGACGATTGCGGGCTTTCCGAGCTGTACCAGGGAGGCATGTGCTATGTCGGTCGCGACGTTGCGCGCCGGCGCGATGGCCAGATCCAATATTGCATGGAGCTGATCGGCGACGTCCTCTGGCAGCGCGATACCTATGAGGAGGTCGGCCAGACCTTCGCCCACCAGGCCGCATTCTTCGACGGGCTGTTCAAGACGCGCCGCATCGCCGCCGCCTGGGTCGACCAGACCGGCATGGGCGAGGCGGTGGTCGAGGAGGCCATCCGCCTACACGGCAGCCGCGTGCATGGCGAGTTGCTCACCGGACCAAGCCGCCTCGATCTCGCGCTCAGTCTGAAGAAGCGGTTTGAGACCCACGGCATCCGCATCCGCAAAGACGCGGCCACGCGCGCCGACCTTATGGCGATCAAGAAGGTCGGCTCGGAGCAATCCGGCGGCGTCCGCATCGTCAATGAAGGTGCCGTCCATGCCGACCGGTTCTGGGCGTACGGCCTCGCCAGCCGCGCGGCCGATCTGCCGGGCCTCACCTATGACGGGTTCGCGTCGATCGGGCGCGGCTATCACCACCGGCCCCAGCCCGGCGTCCACCCGGATGACGACGTGCGATTTGGGCGGGGCAGCCGGTTCGAGGGAGGGCGCGGCACATGGGGCTGATACTCTGGCTCATTGCCATCTTCATCGCCGGCGCCGGGATGAGCCTCGCCGCCTGGTTCGCGGCGCGCCGCCTCGATCGTAACGGCTCCCAGCAGATAGCCGAGTTTTTCGGAGACCCCCATCATGGCAACTAAGCCACCGCCCCTTGTCGATCTGCATGGCCAGCCCTTGCGCAAGGATCTGCTCCAGCAGGAAATTGCCGGCCCGACCACGTCCGGCGTTCGCTCGATCATGCAGGGGCACCCGGCGCAGAACCTGACGCCGCAGAAGCTCGCCTCGCTGCTGCTTGAAGCCGAGCAGGGCAATGCGATCGCCTATTATGAACTGGCCGAGGAGATGGAGGAGAAGGATCTCCACTATCTGTCGGTTCTGGGAACGCGCAAGCGCGCCGTCGCCCAGCTGCCGATCAGCGTCGAGCCGGCCGACGATAGTGCCGAGGCCAAGGCCGACGCCAAGCTGATCGAGGACTGGATCGAGCGTGACACGCTGGAGACGGAGCTGTTCGATATCCTGGACGCGATCGGCAAGGGCATCTCCCATGTCGAGGTGATCTGGGACACCGCCGAGATCTGGCAACCGTCGCAGCTCAAGTGGCGGCATGCCAGCTGGTTCGAGTTCGACCGCATCGACGGCGAGACGCCGATGCTGCGCGGGGATGGCGGCCAGCCCGAGCCGCTCGAATATGGCAAGTTCATCTCCCACGTGCATTCCGCCAAGTCCGGCCTGCCGGTGCGCGGCGGCCTTGCCCGCGCCGTCGCCTGGGGTTGGATGTTCAAGAACTATGCGATCAAGGATTGGGTCGGCTTCCTCGAAATGTACGGCCAGCCGATCCGCGTCGGCCGTTTCGATGTGGGCGCGTCCGAAGGCGACGTCCGCAAGTTGATGAGGGCGGTCAGCCAGATCGGCACGGACGCAGCAGCCGTATTCCCGCGCACGATGGATATCGAGTTCATCGACGGCAAGGCCGGTGCCGCGCCCAATGAGCTCTGGCGATCGCTAGCCGAATATATCGATGACCAGGTCAGCAAGGCGGTACTCGGCCAGACGTCGAGTTCGGACGCGAAGGCCGGCGGTCTCGGCTCCGGCCAGGCCGACCTACACGGCGAGGTCCGCGACGACATCGCCAGGGCCGACGCCAAGCTGCTGGCCGCCACGCTGAACCGCGACCTGGTGCGGCCGATGATCCAGCTCAATCGCGGGGCTCGCACGAAATATCCGCGCATCAAGATCGGCAAGCCAGATCCGGTCGACGTCAAGGGCATGGTCGAGGCGGCCGAGCGTCTGGTGCCGCTGGGCGTCGAGGTCGACGCCGAGGAGATGCGCGAGCTGGCTGGGCTGCCCGCGCCCAAATCGGCCGCATCCAAACGCCTTGTCGCGGGTCAATCCGCACCCCCTGCGAATTCGGCCCAGGAGCCGACTGGGGCGCGCCGAGGCCCAGTCCCCGCAAAAACATCTTCGAGCCCCTTCTTAGACCCTCTTAAAACCGGAAAAACGGGCAACGGCACCGATGGGGGAAGGCGCGCTGTCGCGTCCGCCGCCAACGCGTCCGTCGAGCCCGATGCCATCGATCTCGCGACCGACGAGCTGCTCGGCGACTGGGACGAGATGTTCGATGCCATTGTCGACCCGCTCGCCGAAATGCTGGCGACGTCGTCGAGCCTGGAAGATGCCCGTGCGAAGCTGGCACGCCAGATCGAGACGATGGACATGGGCACCTTCCAGGAGAAGCTTGCCCGCGCCGGGTTCGCCGCGCATCTCGCGGGCGAGATCGACGTGCAAACGGAGCAAGGCGGGGGCTGAATATTGGCCGACAGCACAATTCCTGTCCTGCCACCGGAGGAGGCCATCGCCTTCTTCCGGACCAAAGGGCTCGCCCGCAGCTTCGCCTGGCAGGATATCTGGACCGCCCAGCATGATTTCTTCTTCACCGTCGCCAAGATGCTCAGCGTCTCCCTGCTGGAAGACGTCCATGGCGAGATCCTTGCCGCTCTTCAGGACGGCCGGTCGCCGCAGCAGCTGGCCAAGGATCTGAAGTCGCTGCTGGCGCAGCGCGGCTGGTGGGGCAAGGCGCTGCAGAAGGATCCGCTCGATGGGGAGACCAAGCTCGTCCAGCTCGGATCGAACCGGCGCGTGCGGACCATCGTCAACACCAATTTGCGCACCAGCTATGCGGCCGGCCGATGGGAACGGATCGACCGCGTGAAGTCGGCTTTTCCCATCCTGGTCTACAAATCGCGGATGGATGGGCACGAGCGAGACCAGCATCGCGCCTGGCACAACACCGCGCTCCCGGTTGGCGACGACTGGTGGACGACGCATTATCCGCCCTGCGATTGGGGCTGCCGGTGCCGCACCGTCTCCATGACCGCCAAGATGGCGGAGCGGCGCGGCCTCGATCCGACCGCGAAGCCTGCCTATTTCGGCAAGCGCCGCTGGGTGAACAAGCGCACCGGCGAGGTAATGCAGATTGAGAAGGGCATCGGCGCTGGCTGGGATTATCATCCGGGCCGGGCCAAGCTGGAGGGCATGACGCCTGATCCGCTGTTCGGCTTCAGCCAGGGCGACGGCGACGCGATCGCCGCTGCGCTGAAGCCCGCGATCGCGCGCTTCCTCGATCGCTTCGGCGCGGACCAGGACGGCCGTGTCTGGCGCGACGCGGCCGGCTGGCCGATCGCTATCACGCCGCGCTGGTTGCGGGGGCTGACGGCCCCGCAGCAAGAGCTGGCGGCTGCGGCCTCGGCAGCGATCGCGGCGCCCGTCGAGATCCGGCTGTTGTGGGTGACGGGCAAGGATGGTCGCGGCATGCTGGTCCGGCGCTACATCGATGCCGGCTTCGTCGTCGACATTGGCGCCGCGTTCTGGCGGTTCTCGGCGGTGGCGGCGAAGCAACTGGCAAAATTGCGCACCGGCGCGTCTGTCTGGCGCATGGAGAATACTGCAACGGCGATTGCCGCCTACAATCCAAGCCAGCCTCGCGACGCGCGCGGCCGGTGGCGCGGCAGCGTCGGGAGCTTCGTCATTTCCGCATTTGGAGATCCGGCAAGCCAGGCGATGCATTCGCTCGGACCGATTGGGGGCAATGCGCCAGCGGACGTTCATGGCTTCGATCGGCTGCTGCCGGCCGAAACGATCCGCAAGGTCATGCGCAAGCATGGCGCGGGCGGTCACGGCGGCGATCGCCACCCTGTCGCTGCCTCGGATTTCGCGTTGATCGGTGCCATCACCGCCCATGGCCGCTGGACGGAAAAGATCGGCAAGAGCGGGCGCCGGACTGTCGAATACAGCCATGTCATCGATGGTCGCCGGCTGCTGTACGTGGAGGTGGTCGGCGCCAAGCGAAAGCGCGCGATCGCGAAGTCGCTCTATGTGCCGAATGAATGATTGCCCTGGGGACAGATGCCGTGAGGCCCCTGCCCGGTGGACGTCCGCAACACCAGGGCGGTTTCGATATAGACCGCCGTCCGTGAATTTGCAATGAACCGCAGGCGGCGGCCCCAGCGCACTCCCCTGAGATAGTTCATCTAATCAGCCCCCCCATGCC